AGTTAGAAGATTGAAACAATCGAGTGCGCCAACAACTGGAACTACAAATAATATAAGTATAGTAAACTCAATTCAAACAAACCTTCGTTATACTACCGCTCAACCCATATTTTGTGATGCAAGTATACGAAGTTCTGAGTTACCATATAAAAATTGGGAAGGTACTGAAGGTTTTGTATCTGGAATCACCTATGTTAATTTTAGTAACATTTTGAAACAAAAAACTACAGACCCGAGAGTAAGAGCAATGGTATTCTACACCGCATACAATAATGGACATGACGACAACCAATTTATTACGTTCAACTACGACCTAGGAGGTACCCCGTTAGGTGGATACCCAATACCAAACATAAGTTATGGCGGATTGAATAGTTACATGTCAGATGTTTATACTTGTAAACAATTTCCAAATGGTGGTAGAGTTCCATTCGCTACCTTTGCAAGTTTTGAAAAATCAATTGAGTTTATCAAAAACTTGTATTTTACAACAAATAGTAACAATCTTTTAATACCTGATACTAAAATTGGTTATAATAATAAGTGGGTAACTGAAGCAGATTATGTTGAAAATATGTTAAACCTTTGGGCTTACTATTGGCCAAGAAAAAGATTCCAAACTTCAGAAGATTTCCAAAAATGGAAAACGAATAATACTGATCAGACAGAAACATTTGCAAAAGTAGGAAAGGAAGTTTATCAAAAACTTAAACAATTTAAGTTGATTTAATTCAAGATCAATATATTTATTGAAAAAAGATTATGGAACTACAAAATATTTTAGACAATTATTTGGGTAAAAGAACACGTTATACCCAAAAACAAGTAGCAAATGGCTTTAGTGAGGTTTGCGATTTAGATACAGGTGACTGTTATACTGTTAGAGAAAGAGACGGATTAATTGAGAGAGTTGACAATACAATGAGAACAAATAAAAAAATCCAAGTAGAAACATCTCACGGAATTAAACAATTATTAAATGGATAACATATGTCTATAGAAAAAAAAATTCTTCAAGAAATCAGACGCCATCACCAAATTAACAAATATGTGACGGAACAAGAAGTTGCACCTGATGCCGCACCACCAATTCTAGACCCCAATGCTCCACCACCAGCAGACCCAACGGCGGGTGGTCAAACTCCACCACTCGGTGCTACAGACCCTATGCTTCCACAAGAGGCACCAACACCTGAAGTTATTGATGTATCTCAAGATGACGAAGTTGAAAAAATCGGTTCTGAAGGTCAGACTGACGAAACTGAATCAGGAACCGAGGAACTTGAGATTACGGATCTAGTAAATGCTCAAAAGGATATACAAAGTAAACAAGAAGAATACTTTGATAGGATGTTTAAACAATTAGAAACACTTCAATCGAAAGTAGGTGAGATGGATCAATTAATTGATAAAATCAATTCCTTGGAAACAAAAGTTGAAAAATACAGACCCAAAACCGCTCAAGAAAAATTAGAATTGAGAAGTTTGGATTCAGGCCCATTCAACCAAAAGTTGACAGATTTTTTTGATGAAAAAGAGGAAGACCTTGAAAAGTCAGGAAAAAATGAGTATATTCTGACATCAGACGAAGTAGAAAACATTGTACCATCAGAAGTTAAAAAAAGTTTTGATATTACTCTACCTACACCTGATACAAATTTCAGATCCTATTATTGATTTTTTCACATTTTATCGTATATTAAAAGGGTTATTAAACCCTTTTTTTTTTATTCACTATTTTAAATTTCTAAAAACAACATGATGAGTTCATTAGACGCCGTTTTGGCACAGTACGAGAAAAACCACTCAGGTGATGGTTTATCTCAAGAGGAAAAAATGAAGAAATACTTCGCTTGTATCCTCCCACAAAATTCCTCAACAGGACAAAAAAGAGTACGAATTCTCCCTACCAAAGATGGTTCGTCCCCATTCAAAGAAGTTTACTACCATGAACTTCAAGTCGGTGGAAAATGGGTAAAACTGTATGACCCAGGTAAAAATGATAATGAGAGGTCTCCTTTGAACGAGCTCTACGAAGAGTTGAGGTCTACAGGAAAAGAGTCAGACAAAGAGTTGGCGAAACAATATAATTCAAGAAAGTTTTATATTGTAAAAGTCATTGATCGTGATGCTGAAGAAGAGGGTGTAAAGTTTTGGAGGTTCAAACACAACTACAAAAATGATGGGATTCTTGATAAGATCATTCCTATTTGGAGACAAAAGGGTGATATCACAGACTCCGAAAAAGGTCGAGATTTAATTATTGAGATGGCAAAACAAAAAACACCCAAAGGTGCGGAGTATACCGCAATCCAAACCATCATGCATGATGACCCTAGCCCACTACACACTGATCCAAAAATCAAAGAAGAGTGGATTAAGGATGAACTAACGTGGAATGATGTATACTCTAAAAAACCAGTCGAGTATCTTGAAGCAATTTCAAGAGGAGAAACACCACGTTGGGACTCTAATGCTAATAAGTACGTTTACGGAGATTCAACTGAATCACAAACAAGTATGGGTGGTGCGTCATCCTATGAAGATCCACAAATGAACGCTGATCCAGACGAAGATCTTCCTTTCTAAGATTAGAAAAAAATGAAAAAAGTATACATTGCTTCAGACCACGCAGGGGTAGATTTGAAAGAACTACTTGTGAAAAGATTACAGTCGGATGGTTTAGATGTTGAGGATCTGGGTCCTAACACCTATGATGCGGTCGACTACCCAGACTTCGCTCACAAAGTATCCAAGAAAATCTCAAATGAACCTGAGAATTTTGGAATACTCCTGTGTGGATCTGGTAATGGTGTATCAATTACATCCAACAAATGGGCAAATGTTAGAGCGGCAGTTTGTTGGAACTCTGAGACGGCATCTCTAGCAAGGTTACACAACAATGCAAACATATTGTGTATACCTGCTAGATTCGTCTCTGTAGAAGATGCTATCGATATTTTGGATTATTTTATGGAAACCAAATTCGAAGGTGGAAGACACGAAAGAAGAGTCAACAAAATTCACATACCAACACATTTAATTTAAGTTATGGCAATTAAGAAAAAAGATTTTACAGATATTAAGAAAAAGTTTTCCACATCCGCTAAATACAAGCCTCAAGAGTACTTTGATTTAGGCCGTGAATTTTTGGATGCCGTTGGCTTACCAGGCCCAGCGATTGGTCACATCAATATGTTACTCGGTCACTCTGACACGGGAAAAACCACCGCATTAATCAAAACAGCGATTGATGCTCAAAGGAGAAATATTCTACCCGTATTTATTATAACCGAACAGAAATGGGATTTTGGTCATGCAAAAATGATGGGTTTCGAATGTGAAGAAATTGTTGATGAGTCGACAGGTGAAATAGATTGGGAGGGGTTCTTTTTATTCAACAATAATTTTTTGTACATAGAACAAATCACAGATTATATCAATGAAATTTTGGATGCCCAGGAAAAAGGAGAAATTGATTATGATTTAGTTTTCCTTTGGGATAGTGTGGGATCGGTACCTTGTAAAATGACTTATGACGGTAAAGGTGGTAAACAACACAATGCATCTGTTCTATCTGATAAAATTGGTATGGGCATCAATCAAAGAATTTCTGGAACAAGAAAATCTGAATCAAAATTCCAAAACTCACTGGTAATTGTTGCCCAACCTTGGGTTGAGCTTCCTGATAATCCATTTGGACAACCCAAAATCAAGAGTAAAGGTGGTGAATCTATTTGGTTAAACTCATCGATCGTATTGTTGTTTGGGAATCAAAAGGGTGCTGGTACAACTAAAATTACGGCAACCAAGGACAAGAGAACTGTCAAATTTGCATCTCGTACCAAAATTTCAGTATTGAAAAACCACATTAATGGTTTGGGTTATGAAGATGGTAAAATCATTGTAACACCTCATGGGTTTATTTCGGGTAAAGATAGTACCGAAGAAAAAACTTCTGTTGAAAAATACAAAAAAGAATACGCCGATTATTGGAAAGAAATTCTCGGATTGGAAGGTGATTTTACATTGAAGGAAGAAACTGAGATAGATAATGAACAATAGTGAAAACATTATTAATTGATGGAGATAATTTATTCAATCTCGGATTCTTTGGTGTCAGAGACTTCTTTGTTGACGGAACACACATCGGTGGATTATACCATTTCATCGACGCCATTCGTAAACAATTGGACGAACACGATTACGACAAGGTATTTGTGGTTTGGGATGACGAACATAACTCAAGTAGGCGACGAGAAATATACCCTTACTATAAGTTAAATCGTAGAGAAAGACTGAATGAGTTCCAAAGAGAATCATTCAATATTCAAAAAAACAAAGTCCAAAATTATCTAGAGGAGTTTTTTATAAGACAACTTAAAGTTCCTTACAATGAGGGTGATGATTTAATTTCCTACTATTGTCTACACGCAGAAAAAGAAACAATTACCATTTTTTCTTCAGATAAAGATTTACTTCAACTTTTAAATTCACGAATTAGTGTTTATTCTCCACTTCACAAAAAATATTTTTACGAAGGTGATAAAATAAAACTTGATGAAATAGAAGTTCCTCACGTTAACTTACTACTTGCTAAAATTTTATTAGGTGACAAATCTGATAATGTTTTTGGAATATTAAACTTCGGTGAAAAAACTTTGGTTAAATTTTTTCCAGAGGTATTAGAACATCCAACAACACTTGAACATATTCTAAGTAAAACAACAGAAATATATCAAACTAAAAAATTGAAGGGGTTAGAAAATCTGATGAGTGGTAGATGTAAGAATTCGGAAGAGGGACTAGAGTTTTTCAATAAAAGAAGAATGATTATGGATTTACACAACCCTATGATAACTGAAAACGCAAAAGAGTTGGTTCTAGAAAACATTCGAGATAATATAGACCCTGAAGGAAGAAGTTACAAAAATGTTATTCGAATGATGACACAAGATGGGTTTTTTAAGTATCTCCCTAAAACAGATGAAGGGTTTGTTGAGTTCCTTCGTCCGTTTATGAAGTTAACAAGAAAAGAAAAAAGAAAATTCAACAGAGAAGAAAAAAGTTAAAAAAATTTGAAAAACCCAAAAAAACCCTTATATTTTAATAAATTCAATAAATTATGAAAGAACAAGATTTAACTAAGTTAGAATTCCTTATCACATTGAATAACAATATTGTTATTCAAAGATATTTCAATGTGAAAAATTACAATCCCGTGGCTGAGAGATCACTCGAAGTTTATGATTACATGAGATATTTTGTCGAAGAGTTTCTTACGGAACAGAAAATGAGAACCACAGTTTATATGATGGATCTCGTGGATGAGATTATGGAGGATCCTACAATATTGGAGACCTCTATGACCGATGGACCTGAAATTTTTCACTTCAAAATAATGAAAGAAAATATGACAATTTGTCATAGATCACTAGATGCAAAAATTTTTCCACCTAAAATAAGATACACCGTAGACATACGTCAGCAAGTAAAAAGTGTACTTAAGGACCTTACTGACATTTTTGCAGCGAAAGATTTTGAGACAAATTACCTTGACTATAGTCTAGTTTGATTGTATTTATCAATACGCAAAAGAAAAAATTATGTCGAGAAATTTTGAATATTTAGGAGAAACTTTCCAATTACAACTTATCAATCAACTTATTGTTGAGAAGGATTTTTCACACACTATTCTCGACGTGTTAGAATCAACACACTTCGAAAACAAGTATTTCAAAACACTTGTTCAACTGATAAAAGAGTATTACATCAAGTATGAATGCTCACCTTCCTTTGAAACACTTTATCAAATTGTTAAAAGTGAATTTCCACAAGAACTGATGTTGAAGATATTGAATGATACAATATCAAAAATTCAAAAAGCCCCCATCGATGGTCTTGCCTTTGTACAAGAAAAAGCCCTGAAGTTCTGTAAACAACAAGAATTACAGAAAGCCATTACCAAATCGCAAAAGATATTGGATAGTGGGGAGTTCGAAAACTACGACAAGTTAGAGGAATTGATTAAATCAGCTCTTCAGATTGGAGAAAACAATAAAAACATTGTAGATGTTTTCGATGATCTCGAGGACCTTCTTAAAGAAGATTTCAGACACCCAATTCCTATGGGTATACCTGGTATCGACAACCTATTAAAAGGTGGACTAGCAAAGGGAGAAATAGGTGTAATACTCGCTCCGACAGGGGTTGGTAAATCGACCATTCTTACTAAGATCGCAAACACAGCGTTCAACTTAGGATTCAACGTACTTCAAATATTTTTTGAGGACAACTTGAAAGTAATCCAAAGAAAACACTTCACACTTTGGACTGGAATCTCTCCCGATGACTTACCAAATCATAAAGAAGATGTAATTGCTAAAGCTGAAGAAATCCAAAACACTTCTCAAAATAATTTATACCTTAAAAAACTAGCATCAGATACATATACTATGACTCAAATCAAAAGTATGGTAAGAAAAATGATAGCGGACGGTAATCCAATTGATATGATTGTTTTGGATTATATTGATTGTGTCGTACCTGATAAAAACTTGGGAGATGAATGGAAAAGTGAAGGTTCTGTGATGAGGGGATATGAGGCGATGTGTCATGAAATTGGTGTTGCAGGTTGGACTGCAACCCAAGGAAATAGGAGTAGTATATCCTCTGAGATCGTAACTACCGATCAAATGGGTGGATCTATTAAGAAAGCACAAGTTGGTCACGTAATTATTACAGTTGCTAAGACCTTACAACAAAAAGAAGCGGGTCTTGCGACAATGGCCGTTACGAAGTCTAGAATAGGTAAGGATGGAGTGGTATTTGAAAATTGTAAATTTGATAATGAAATGCTCGTTATTGATACAGAAAATTCTGTGACTTTCTTAGGATTCGAAGAGAACAAAGAAGAAAGAAAAAGAGACAGAATTAAAGAACTTATGGAACAAAGACAACAAAGATTGTCAGAAAAAACAAACAACTAATTTAAATTTAATAACTATGGAAAAGATTTTACAAGAAAATCCGAATCGTTTTGTCCTATTCCCAATCCAACATGAAGATTTGTGGAAACTCTACAAACAAGCTCAATCTTGTTTTTGGACAGCTGAAGAAATTGATCTACAACAAGACCTAACTGATTGGGAAAAATTAAATGAGGGTGAAAAATATTTTGTCAAGAATGTATTGGCGTTTTTCGCCGCCTCAGACGGGATCGTAAATGAAAACCTTGCTGAAAACTTCGTAAAAGAAGTTCAGTATACTGAAGCAAAGTTTTTTTACGGGTTTCAAATCATGATGGAAAACGTTCACTCAGAAACTTACTCTCTGTTGATTGACACCTATATCAAAGATAAAGAAGAACAAAATATATTGTTCAATGCAATAGAAACTATTCCTGCCGTTAAGAAGAAAGCGGACTGGGCACTTAAATGGATTGGATCGTCCTCCTTTACGGAAAGGTTAATTGCCTTTGCGGCAGTAGAGGGTATATTCTTTTCTGGTTCATTTTGTTCAATCTTTTGGCTTAAAAGACGTGGATTAATGCCTGGGTTGAGTTTTTCCAATGAATTAATATCTCGGGATGAGGGACTACATACCAATTTTGCGGTTCATTTGTATCGTCATCACATCCAAGACCAACTATCAAAAGAGAGAGTTTTAGAAATTCTAACCTCAGCACTTACGATTGAAAAAGAGTTTATTACCGAATCACTTCCAGTAGATTTAATCGGAATGAACTCTAAACTAATGTGTCAGTACTTGGAGTATGTTACTGATAGACTGTTAGTTGATTTGGGTATTGGTAAAGTTTATAATTCAGAAAACCCATTTGATTTTATGCAAAATATTGCATTAGAAAACAAAACAAACTTTTTTGAAAAACGAGTATCTGATTATTCTAAACGAGGGGTGGGGGATGTAATTGAAACCAAAGAAATAAATTTTGAAGAAGATTTTTAAAAATAAAAAGTAATGGAAGTTGTAAAAAGAGACGGAACAAGAGAATATGTGAAATTTGAAAAAATTTCATCAAGAATCAAAAAGCAAACATATGGTTTGAATGAAGATTATGTTGATTACTTTGAAGTATCAAAAAAAGTAATTGCTGGTTTATATGACGGAGTGACAACGGAGGAACTAGATCGATTGGCTGCGGAAACATCAGCATCACTAGTAACTAATCATCCTGATTATTCTACCTTGGCGGCACGTATTGCGATTACGTCGTTGTATAAAAGAGTTGATAAAAGGTTCACGGCTACAGCAGATAAGTTATATCATTACATCAATCCTAAAACAGGTGAGAAAGCGGGTATGATTTCAGATGAAGTGTACAAAGTAATTGTTCAACACGGAAAAGAATTGGATGCGATGGTTGTCCATGATCGTGATTTTAATTTTGATTACTTTGGTTTCAAAACCTTAGAAAAAAGTTATCTACTTAAAATGTTTGGTGAGGTTGCAGAAACCCCCCAACATTTATACATGAGGGTTGCTGTAGGTATTTGGCTTGATAATTTGGAAATGGTACAAAAAACCTATGATATGTTATCACAAGGGTTATTTACCCATGCAACACCTACGTTATTTAATTCTGGAACCAAACGACCACAATTGAGTTCTTGTTTCTTGTTAGATATTGATGATGATTCAATTCCTGGAATTTACAAGACATTATCAGATTGTGCGGTGATATCTCAAAATGCTGGAGGTATAGGTGTAAATATTCACAAAATAAGAGCTAAAGGTGCTTATATTAAAGGAACCAATGGATCTTCAAATGGTATTATTCCTATGTTGAAGGTGTTTAATGAAACTGCCCGGTATGTTGATCAGTGTTTTGTTCCAGATACAAAAGTTAAAACAAATCTTGGTTATAAAAAAATTTCAGAGATTACTGTTGGTGATATGGTTTTGAATTCAAACGGTACTTACAATCCAGTATCAAATGTCAAGAAGTTCGAAAAGAAAGAAAGAGATTTTATAACCATCAATTCTTCTATTGGTGAGAATACTGTAACACGAGGGCACCTATATCTTACAATAAAAAATGGTAAGAAAGATGAAAACTTAACATATAAAATTCAAAACAAGTTGGTAAAAGCGGAATGGGTTGAAGCTGAAAATTTGACAACTGAAGACATTTTGATTAAAATTAAATAAAATTTCTTCCACCTCTATATTTATTTGTAAAAAGGAGTATGAAAAATTTTTATTCAAATGATAAATCGGGAAAGAAAAAAAAATATCATTATATGATAACATATCATCCTCAAATAACAAAAGATATTTTGGATTGGGCAAAAATTCATGGTTTGTATGGTCTTTCTTTTGATGAATTAAGTTATTTAAAGTTTCATAATTTAGAATCAGTACCATCAGACCAAAATGGATTTAAACCTTTTCATGGTTGGTCTAAAGGTTATAACAAGAATGGAAAAATAAAAAAACTTGAAGAAAAATTCATTGAAAATGATTTATTAAAGTTTAAAGTTTCACTTACTACTGAGCAATTGGAAGGTCAAAAAAAATGTGGAATGATATCTCAAATAATACAAAACAATTATATTTTGTCGGAAAAAATTGATCAATTATATGATAATACAATCCCAAGGAGACAAAAAGTTGATATGTTTTTAAATGACATAGTTGAAATTCCAAAATGTGAAATATGTAAGAAGACATGTCTCTCTAGATTGACACATAGGGAATTCAGAAAAACGTGTTCGGAAAAATGTAGACGGGAGTTAGAGGCTAGTTTTAAATCATATGTGTTAGATATAGGGGGTGAAAAAATTAAAGTTCAGGGATATGAAAGGTATGTATTACCAACTTTAATTGAACAATATGGTAGATCTGACTTAAAAATAGGATTCGAAAATAATCCTATAGAATATACTATGGATGGAAAATTAAAAAATTATTATCCTGATATATTCGTTAAAAGTGAGAACAAAATCATTGAAGTAAAATCTACTAGAACATTTGAACTTGACAGAAAAAAAAATTTATGTAAAAGAGATGGTTGTATATCAAAGGGATATAATTTTAACTTTTACATTTGGCACAAAGGAAAAATAAAAATAATTTAAAAAAACTATGAAAAATACAAATATTCAATTAGACCATCAAATTTTAGATGGTGAAATCGTAAGTGAAATTGTTAATCTAAATTTAGATGAGATTGAGTTAGTAACTATAGAGTCTATTCAGGAAACAAAAATAGATACTGAAGTATATGATTTGGAAATCGAGCAACTCCCAAATTATACTACAGATATAAGTTTAGTTCACAATGGCGGGGGTAGGAGAAAAGGTTCTATTGCGGTATATCTTGAACCTTGGCATGCTGATGTATTTGACTTTTTAGACCTTAGAAAAAATCATGGTAAGGAAGAAATGAGAGCTCGTGATTTGTTTTTAGCTATGTGGACACCAAACCTATTTATGGAAAGAGTTGAGAGTGATGGACTATGGTCTTTATTTTCACCTGAGGAAGTACCTGGTTTGATTGATGCATATGATACACCTGATTCGAAAGCTTTCACTGAGTTTTATACAAAATACGAACGGGAGGGTAGAGCCATCAAAACGATCAAAGCTCGTGAACTTTGGGAAAAGATTTTGGATTCACAAATCGAGACTGGTACTCCATATATGTTGTACAAAGATGCTGTCAATTACAAAACTAACCAAAAAAATTTGGGTACAATCAAATCGTCAAATTTGTGCTGCGAAATATGCCAATATACCGACAAAAACGAGATCGCAGTTTGTAATTTAGCGTCAGTAGCACTTCCTAAATTTGTGGACATTCCATCAGGAAAAGTACGTGAGAAAAACAAAAAGTTGCGGACTTACAACTTCCAAAAGTTATATGAAGTTGTTTATCAAATGACAGTTAACTTGAATCAAGTAATCGATATAAATTATTATCCTACAATAGAAACAAGAACTTCAAATTTCAAACATAGACCCATAGGTTTAGGAGTGCAGGGTTTAGCGGATACCTTTGCAATGTTATCTCTACCTTTTGAAAGTCCTGAGGCTCAAAAATTGAATAGTGAAATATTTGAAACAATTTATTTTGCGGCGTTGTCAGCATCAAAAGATTTGGCAATGAAACATGGTCCATATGAAACATACGAAGGATCACCAGCATCATTTGGAAAGTTACAGTTTGATTTGTGGGATGTCAGTATGGAGAATCTTTCTGGTTTATGGGATTGGAGTACGTTAAAGTCTCAAATTGAAAAACATGGACTTAGAAATTCCTTACTTGTAGCTCCGATGCCTACTGCGAGTACCGCACAAATTCTTGGTAATAACGAATGTTTTGAACCTTTTACAACTAACTTATACAAAAGAAATGTATTAAGTGGTGAATTTGTAATCATCAATAAACATTTGGTTGAGGATTTGGTTAACCTTGGACTTTGGAACGATAGAATTCGATTGAAACTATTTGACGGAAATGGGTCAGTCCAAAAGATAGATGAAATACCATCTGAGATCAGAGAAGTTTACAAAACTGTTTGGGAAATGAAGGGTAAAACTATTTTGGATATGGCTCGAGACAGAGCAATTTTTATTGACCAATCACAATCTCTAAACATTTTTATGCAAGATGTAACACAATCTAAGTTATCTTCGGCACATATGTACGGATGGAAATTAGGATTGAAAACAGGAATGTATTATTTGAGAACTAAGGCTAAAGCTGCGGCGATCAAAGGATTGGGTGTTGATATGTCAGCGTTGAATACTCCAGAAACACAAGAAAGTTTCAAACCCAAACCACTCGAAAACAATAATTTGACATTGACAGAAGATATGATAAACAAAGTTTGTTCTTTAGATGATCCAAATTGTTTGACATGTAGTTCATAGAACTACATCACAAAATTCAAGGTGGTATATTTATATGAAACCCATCAGTCTTCAACCGATGGAATAAAAGATGGGAATTGATTGTAAAAAAAACCAAATGAAAAACATCCAAATTAAAGGATATAAACAAACATCGTCAGGAACTGACGATTACAGACGTGGAGATGAAATAAGACCAACTATTGTTGGTACAATCAATGAAGCGTCCAAAATTCTGAACTTAGTTTCAGAATCCCAATCATCTTTAGTGGTTGGGTAGTTCAAACGTATGGCTCAAGGAAAGACATATGGAATAAGTTTTCCATTCGTGGATAGTATGGAAGGTAAGTATTTGGAGTTAACTGAATATGTTGCTGAAGAAATCCGAACGAATCTTATTCATCTTTTACTCACAAGAAAAGGTAGTAGATATTTTCTACCGAATTTTGGGACTAGATTGTATGAATACATTTTTCAACCAATGGACGGACCTACCTTTTCTGAAATTGAATCTGAGATACGAGACTCTGTACAACAATTTTTACCCAACTTACAAATCACAAATATAGTCATACAGGCAGCTTCTGATGAAGCTGCTGGTATGACAGTGACAACTGCGGGAAATGTGGTTAATCCTGAGTTATCAATACCAAATCAAAATGTCTCAGAATATACAGCTAAAGTTAGAATTGATTACGCAATTTCTAACGATGTCTTTAATTCTAAAGATTTTGTAATTATTAATATCTAATATGGCTGAAAGAAAAATATCATACACTGCGAGAGATTTTGTAACTATAAGACAGGAACTCATCAATTATACAAGGACATATTATCCTGAGTTAATTGACAACTTTAACGACGCTGCCGTATTTTCGGTATTTCTAGATCTTAACGCTGCGGTTGCGGACAATCTTCACTATAATATAGACAGAAGTATTCAGGAGACCGTACTTCAATTTGCACAACAAAGATCATCAATTTACAACATAGCAAGGACATATGGATTAAAAATTCCAGGTCAAAGACCTTCAGTTGCTTTGGTTGATTTTTCGATAACGGTACCTGCTTTTGGGGACAAAGAAGATGAACGGTACTTAGGTATTCTAAGAAGGGGAAGTCAAGTAATTGGAGCAGGTCAAATATTTGAAACGGTATATGACGTTAATTTTGCATCACCTTTCAATATTGATGGGATTCCAAATAGGTTGAAAATACCTAATTTCGACGTAAATAATAATTTAATTAATTACACAATAACCAAAAGAGAAACTGTAGTTAATGGAATTACAAAGGTCTTCAAAAGAACCATTCTTCCAAATGATGTAACACCCTTCTTTAGTTTTTTCTTACCTGAAAAAAATGTCTTAGGAATTACATCGATGATACAAAAGCCTGGAACTGCCTATTCGAATATTCCATCGGATCAAGAATTTTTAGGTGCTCAAGGTAGATGGTATGAAGTCCCAGCGTTGGCTGAGAGTCGCATATTTGTTGAGGATCCATCAAAACCATCCGATGATCCAGCAATCAAAGTAGGTGTATACATTGAAACTCAAAACAGGTTTATCACAGAATACACACCCGAGGGTTTTTATAAAATTACTTTTGGTGGAGGTACTAACACTGCGGATGACCAACTTAGAGAATTCACGGCTTTAGATGTACCACTCAAGGTACAACGATATCAAAATAACTCACTAGCGTTGGGGGCTATACCACAAGCAAATTCGACATTATTTATTCAATATAGAATCGGTGGTGGACTTGGTACAAATTTAGGGGTCAATGTAATTAATCAAATTGGGTCTGTAAATTTCTTTGTAAATGGCCCATCTGAGACAATCAATACCCAAGTAGTTAATTCTTTGGTTTGTAACAACCCAACTGCGGCTATAGGAGGTGCAGGATACCCATCAACGGAGGAAATTAGAAATTACGTAACATACAATTTTAGTGCTCAAAATAGAGCGGTAACAATCCAGGATTATGAAGCGGTTTTAAGAAATATGCCACCACAATTTGGTGCACCTGCAAAAGTTTCAATAACTGAAAATAATAATAAGATAAATGTTAGTGTTTTGTCTTATGATCAAAATGGTAAATTAATTCCTGAGGTATCTCAAACTTTGAAGAATAACATTGCTGAATATCTTTCAAACTACAGAATGATAAATGATTATGTTACAAT